CTTAAACCCCAATTATTTATAATGGGACACCCTATATATTTATAATGGGGCACCCTATATATTTATAATGGGACACCCTATATATTTATAATGGGGCACCCTATATATTTATAATGGGACACCCTATATTTACTTTTGTCATACTTTTTAAAAGATACTTTTAAAAATGTATTAAATACTAATTCGGTTATAGTTTTAATGAATAAAATAGAAACCGGACTAAAACTTGATTTTAATAATATTCTTATTCGCCCAAAGCGTTCTACAATAAATAGTAGATCTGAAGTAGACCTTAATCGCAAATTTAAATTTGTAAATGCGAAATATAATATTTCTGATGATGAATATCGACCAATAGAATGGACTGGTACACCTATTATTGCTGCTAATATGGATACTACAGGGACATTTGAAGTGTTTGACGTTCTTAGCAAGCACAACATGATAACTGCGCTACATAAATTTTATAGTGTTGAGAAACTTGTAGAAATATGTAATCAAAAAAAAATGAATCCTGATTTATTCATGATTTCAACTGGAATTGGTGACGGAGCTCTTGAAAAACTAGATAAAATATTTCAAGGTGTACAATGCAATTGGATTTGTATCGATATTGCAAATGGATATATTTCTAATCTAGTAGAATTCTGTAAAAAAGTAAGAGAGAAATTCCCTACTAAAATTATTGTTGCCGGAAATGTTGTTACTAGAGAAATCGTAGAAGAGCTCATATTAAATGGTAAAGTTGATATTGTTAAAATTGGTATCGGTCCAGGCGCCGCATGTACAACTCGTATTAAAACTGGTATTGGTATGCCACAAGTATCTGCTATTCTTGAATGTGCCGATGCAGCACATGGGGTCGGTGGACATATTATAGGAGATGGTGGAATAACCTGCCCGGGTGATATGGCAAAAGCATTTGGTGCCGGTGCTGATTTTGTTATGGGAGGCAGTTTATTTGCTGGACATGACGAGAATCCGGGGGAATTAATAGAAGATGATAACGGTAATAAATTCAAAATGTTCTATGGAATGAGTTCTCAACTTGCAATGGAAAAATACTATGGTAAAATGGATAGTTATCGATCTTCAGAAGGTCGTAATTTAAAATTAAAATATAAAGGTCCGCTTGAAAATACTGTTTTAGACTATTTGGGTGGTTTGCGTAGTACATGCACTTATATTAATGCCTCATCTATAAAACAAATGGCAAAATGTACAACATTTGTACAAGTTAGTCAACAAGTTAATACTAGTCTCTTATAAGGGGGAGACCCCCTAACCCCCCACAATTCTGATATAGGGGGAGACCCCCCTGGATACGCACTCTTTTTACAGGGTTTTAGAGGGCAGTATGCCCCTGGATACGTACTCTTTTTACGGGGTTTTAAAGGGCAGTATGCCCCTGGATACGCACTCTTTTTACAGGGTTTTAAAGGGCAGTATGCCCTTTACCCTCAAGCGGTGCTATTTTTTTTACATCTTTTAATATCTTTTTTACATCTTTTAATATTATTAAAAGATATAAATTTACAGGGTTTTAAAGGGCAGTATGCCCTTTACCCCTACCGAGCATACGCCAAACTTGCTGTTCCTGACATAAATGTTAACAAGTTATATCTCTCTTCCATTACATACATATTATAATTATATTTGTATAATCTCCAGACTGGTTTATTTATTCCAATAATATCACCACTTGAATCACATATTGTGAATGTTTGGGCTTCAGGATCTAACGGTGGTGTATGTGTACTAAATTCAAATTCTATATTATTAAATTTACTTAAATTTACAGCACCACTAGGCTGATATTGAAATGGATCGGTTGTTAAACAGAAATTATAACAATATAATCCAAATTGTCCATTTCCAGCTGTTCTAACATATTTATCTATATAATTATTTACACCCGAACTAAATGTATTCTCCCTCACCTTTCCATCAAATAATAGTCCCCAATTATTCATTATCTCACGTTGATTCTCTACATGTAATGGTCCAGTTATTAAATATGGGTTTGGTAACAATAATGTATTTGAATTCACAGAAGAAGTATTATCATATATCCAAGAAAAATAATTCATAAAGGATACATTATTTGGGACTGGAGGATAAAGTACAGGATGTATTGACTTACTACAATACTCATACATACTAGGTGGATTATTGGCATGACGATATAATCCTCTATAACCAAACATATTCGTTATTCCTTTATATGGAAGTTCTTTTGTTGCCCAATTTGTATAATTCGACCATGCGTTTCTCAAAACCACATCCGATCGTTGAAAAAACCACATCCACGATGCTACTAATCCTTGACTAATTACACTTTGTCTACGATTACCAGTTACATTAAAATGCATTTGTTCGTGAACCTCTTTAATTAAATAACATTGAGGATTTGCGGCAAATCGTCGTACTTCTTCTTCGCATAAAAAAACATATGTACTCATTAAATGCATATCAGCATACCAATTTGTTGCTCGAGACGGATAAATATCACCAATGCTTGTTCCTGTAATATGACCATCTGTTACTTGACGGCTTGTATCTCCATCAACAAATGATGGCGGTGGTGGATGCAAAAATCTATGAAATTTATATCTTTCATCATTTTGATTGGCTTGTATATATGTACCAATACTTTCTATATCACGTAATTTATCTGGATGCTGAAAAGTTCCATTCATTATATTGGTCCATACCTCACTATATGTTGGTAAAAGAGTTAGACTTGGTATAGAACGAACAACAAACAATTCTTGTATTGGTCTACAATCTATTTCTATATGTAAAAAATTATATTGTAAACTCGTTAATGGTATTGCTAATTTACTTGATAATGTAGACCATACATTTAATGGGATATATAAAGTACGAGATCTAATAGATGGTTCTGGTCCAGCTGGTAACCAACTTGCGTCATAAACCGCATTTGGATAATTACCATTACGACCAGCATAATTTGCCGGATCATTTAATTCTGGAACATTCCCAGTCATTTCATCAAATAATTTCTTTTTTTCTTCAGAAAAATCCCGCTGAACCATATTATACAAATATTGTCCAGTAAATTCTTGTATTATTTGACCCCCAATCATGTATCTAACTCGACGAATTAATTGAGCTCCTATATTTTCTATCCATTTAAATTCATATGGCCATATTGTATATGGTGAATTACTCATATCTGTTGATGTTAATCCGCTAACATCAATAATAGGACTCCAAATATTAGGCAATGTAATTGTGAAATATGTATCCATAAATAAATCAGCATATCTAGGCACACGAAACGAAAAATGTGAATTTTCGGTTAATCTTAATGTTCTTAAACCATCAAATTCGATTCTAAATTTTTGTAATCCAAAATTAGTATATTTAGCATATGTTGTTTTAAAAAAAGTTTTTGAAGGATTGCCATTTAATATAACATTCATATTTCCATATGAGACTAGATTTAATAAACCACCTGGCATATTATATATTATTAATAATATAATTAAGTCTATTTAACTATTTTAATTTTTAATAGTATAATATATTATATGGATAAGTCTAAAATTATGTATAATAAGACTAAAGATTTATTGAAAGCACAACTAAATCAATTAAAAAATAAAGAAATACTTATTTTTTCTATCATTATTGTCGCATTACTGATATTTTGTATTATTTATTATATTCATTCAAAATTAACTCTCGATAAAACTAACTGTGCAAATTTACGGAAAATTTATACAAATAAACCAAAATTAAATTCCATTGCTGATAATCCTAATTTCAACAAATATTGTCTACGTGATTTTTATATTAAATCTGCATACAATTGTTGTTGTGGTGGGGAATTTAAAAACGATTTCGTTAATTTATGTGCTCTGTCAACATGTATTTCTCAAGGAGCCAGAGTTTTAGATTTCGAATTATATTCAATCGACGATAAACCAGTTGTCGCAGCATCATCTGTAGACGATTTTAATGTAAAAGAAACTTATAATTCTTTACAAATTACGGATGTATTTAATACTATAGTTCGGGAAGCATTTTCTAGTGGTACTTGTCCGAATTTTAATGATCCATTAATTCTACATTTCCGAATCATGAGTAATAATTGTAAAATGTATGATAATTTAGCAGATATAATTTCCAATATGTATGAATTTAACTCTAAAACTTTAGGTAAAAATTTTAGTTATGAATATAAGGATGAAGAACATGGATCTAAAAATTTAGGAGCCGTTCCATTATCTAATTTAAAAAGTAAAATTATTATTGCGGTTGATGGCACAAATCCATTATATCAACATACGAAATTAGACGAATATGTTAATATGGCTAGCGGATCAGTATTTTTACGTCTTATGCAATTTAAAGATGTTCAATATACACAGGATTTAACTTTAACCGATTTTAATAAAAAAAATATGTCTATTGTATTACCAAATACCGGAGTAGACGATTCAAATCCAAATTTTAATATTGCTCGGCAATATGGTTGCCAGTGTATTGGTATGTCTTTTCAAAATTATGATACAAATCTTGAACATTATAATGAATTTTTTGACAGTAAACGGGCTGGATTAGTATTAAAACCAAAGGCTCTGCGATTTGTACCATTAACTATTCCAATACCACCACCACAAAATCCGAAATTATCATATAAAACTAGACCCATTAAAAGTGATTTCTATAGTTATAACATATAAATCTGGGGGACCTCCTTCCCCCCCTCACAATTCCAAAAACTTATGACTATAATTAATTATTTTTTCTAATTATAATATATTATGAAAGACAAATTAAATTCCCAATATTTAATAGACAAAGAATTAGAAATATTACGTAGTGCGGTAGATAAAGGAGATAAAATTACTGCAAAAAAAATAGCCAACTCGCCACTTATAAAAAAAATAATTACTATTATAGAAACATTTATTAAAAAAAAAAAACTAATATGCTATGGTGGTACAGCTATTAATAATATATTACCACAGTATGACCAATTTTATAATAAACAATTCGAAATACCAGACTACGACTTTTTCTCTACAAATGCAATTGATAACGCAAAAGAACTAGCTGATATATATATTAAGGCTGGTTTTGATGAGGTTGAAGCAAAAGCTGGAATACATCTTGGTACATATAAAGTATTTGTAAATTTTATTCCAATTGCTGATATTACTCAAATGGATAAAACGATTTATCATTCTTTAGAAAAAGAAAAAATAGAAATTAATGGTATTAATTATGCACCACCAAATTTTTTACGAATGTCAGCATATTTAGAATTATCTAGACCCGCTGGCGACATTAGCAGATGGGAAAAAATATTAAAACGATTGGTTTTATTAAATAAACACTATCCACTTAAAGCTAAAGATTGCGATGTTAAAAATTTTATTAGAAAATTCGAAAAATCTAATTCTAAATTAAATACTATTTATAATGCGGTCAAAAATAGTATTATAGATCAAGGATTAGTATTCTTTGGTGGATATGCAATATATTCATATAGTAAATTTGTATCTAAACAAGAACAAAAATTCTTAACAAAATATCCAGATTTCGATGTATTAGCAGAAAATGCTAAATTCGCGTCAGAAAGAATCGAAGAGAAATTAAAACATCTTGGAATTAATAATATTAGTGTTAATAAAAAACCTGGTATTGGTGAAATAATTGCACCACATTATGAAATTAAAATTGGCGTAGATACTGTAGCTTTTATATATGAACCACTTGCATGTCATAGTTATAATACTATTATTGTTGATAAGCGCCCCGTTAAAATTGCTACAATAGATACTATGCTTAGTTTTTATTTAGCGTTCATTTATGCTGATCGTCCTTATTACGACATTAATCGGATTTTATGTATGTCTGAATATTTATTCAGAGTTCAAGCAAGAAATCGCTTAAAACAAAAAGGTGTTCTTAAACGATTTAGTATAAGTTGTTATGGTAAACAAAATACACTTGAAAATATTCGAGCAGACAAAGCAGCCAAATTCAAAGAATTAAAAAATAATAAAGATAGTGAAGAATATACTAAATACTTTTTCAGATATTTTCCAAATAATAACATGACTTCTAAGAATAAAGACAAAAAAACTTACAACAAAAAAACAAATAACAAAAAAACTTACAACAAAAAAACAAATAAGAAAAAAGCTAACAAGAAAAAACAAACAAGAAAAAACTAATAACAAAAAACTAATAACAAAAAAACAAATAAGAAAAAAGCTAACAAGAAAAAACAAACAAGGAAAAACTAATAATAATATAATAGACGTCAAATTATATTATTTCATATGTTAAAATCTAAAAAATCTATTTTTGAAAATTGGATTCCCGGAAAATTATGGGTATATTAATCCCCAATAATCCGAATCTGATTACATACTTTTTTTATAATTTTATTCTCTTTATTATTCATTCTAATATCATCTGTACAATTTTTTACTAACATCATATACTCATCCTGTTGATGTGATATATTTTCCCAATTCGGATGTTTATCTACCCATGTATCTAAATTTTTTCGTTGAATATGTGTAACCTTATTTAATGCCTGTTTTAATTTTTTATTTTCATCATCTTTATGCCATCTAGCCACACCACCGTTCCCTCCATCTTCATCCTCGCATTTTATATATATTGTTTCTCGTTTCGTATCTGTACAATGCATTGGTCTTTCGTATAATGAAAGTTTCTGCATATTTTCTATAAATATATTTGATACACCTTCACATAAACCCTTCTCTTTTGTTACTAATAAATTTCCTAATGTTACCTCTATCTTATTTATAAATTCCTCCATTGTTATAGCGTCCTTACATTGCTCATTTAAAAATATATTTATATTAAATTTTTGCTTGTTATTAATCGTATTATTATTATTTCCTACTCTTGGAATCAATTCATTAATTTGATTATGTAATAAATTTTGTTGTTCTTGCATTTGAGATTGCATTGTTTCGAACTGTTTAAATAACAGTTTTTTTATTTCTCCATTTTCTTCTACTAATTTTAATATAAAATCTTTTGATATATCATTTGATGATATTATATTATTAGTATTATTCATATTCATATTATTACATGATTGGTTTTCATCACATATAATATGTTTAACGTCGCATGTTTTTTTATGTCGATACAAGTTTTGTTTATGCGCATAAAATTTTCCACATTCACATCTAATATTCGAGGAACTTTCTCGAACTTTTTTTGTATCATTTGTATCATTGTTCCGTTTTTTATGTTTATCGGTTAAAACGTGTCTAGTGTATTGACTTTTTCGTGACGTTGTATAGTTGCAACATTTACATATATAAATTATGGAACTTTCTCGAACTTTTTTTGTATCATTTGTATCCATATAATGATACAATAAAAAGTTCCTAAACTTTTTTTTTATTATAAATTATTTTCAGTAACAACTTTTTTTGGTTTGTCGTATTGATTTTGTAACTGTAATGCTTTTAAAACACAAAAACCTACATAATTATCGTTTTTTCAATTCTCAATTTCATTTTTGAAAATAGGACAATTATTAATGTCCTTTTTTTGAAAATGAAATGACAAATTGAAAATTATTTGTTACTGAGAATTCCAACCTTTTTTAATTATTACTTATTAAGCTAATAAAAAAATAGATCATTATTTTGTTTTTCGAAACAGTAAGGTTCTTTAAGTTGGTTAATGATATATTATATATTGTAGAGAGAAGAAAATGGGGGAGAAGAAAATGGGGGATAGAGGCTATGATATATTACTTATAGAATCATATAACTAAACAAATCTTTGTATAAAGCTATGATTATTTCATGAAATCTAGAGAGATAAATATTGGTTGTTATAGTTTCAGGTAATTTTTGTTTAATAAATAAATAAGATTTAACCAAAAAATATAATAATACTATTATGATTTCTCTCAATCGCAATAAACCAAAATCTAAAATTGTCCAATTATTAGTATAACTACACAAATCAGTATTAGATCCGGAAAGAAAATTATTAATATCTATAACCCCATTTAATAATCTTGACCAAATATTTACTTCGTTTTTAGTAAATAAAGTTGACCGTAATTTTTTATATGATATAAAACATACAAATAACACCTTTTTGTTGGAGTTAGGAAAAATATATGGTGTAGCACCATCGCTATATTTTTCCTTATATTGTAATTTACCATCAGTAATATATGGAATATATGATGATCTTATTAGTATTTCTATTAATTCCTCTTTACTATTATACTTGCTTACCACTATCTGTTTCATATTTATTACATCATAATATGTAATGAATAATTTGTCGTTTAAATCTTCTACGTTAGAAACATATGTATTTACCAAATCTCGAATCATAATAGATAGCTTATCTAAAAACATTGTTTCCCGAAAAGTATTTAATAAATCTTCAAAACATCGAATATTAATATCTATTGATTCTGTTAAATATATTAGTCCTAATATCGCACCAATACTTGCTCCGGATATTCTATCTATTTTTAGTAGTTTTAATTTTTCTAATTCTTTTAAATATAATAAAATACCAAACCCAAATGCTCCATTAAAAGCACCACTATCTAAAATAATATCAATGTTTTTTGGTATTTTTTCCTTATCTAAATTCTCTATTAATGCTCCTATATAACTTTTTAATGGATTCAATGAATTGATTTCTGATTTTGACATTATTTATTTTTAATTATAAAAGATATAATTGAAAATAAATATTTACGAATACTTTTATTATCTACAAAAAGATGGACGCTATTGACCGCAGTCTCCCATTATAAAATAAGAGGGGGTTTAAGGGGGTCTCTCCTTAAAAATAATTAATACCCTTTGATAACATAGCGTATAAACTACCAAACATTATACTGTTAAAAATATATCCGTATACATTTGGATTACCATCTATATTAAATAACGTAGGTAAAAATGCTAGTATATGCTTTCTAACTACCGGTAATTGGAAAAGAAAATACAATACAGTAATTAATATAGGCAATTGTATTTGTTGATATATATAGTCTAAATTATCATGATGGTTATGTTTTCTCTCATTATCTTGTAAAATTTTTTCACGATCTAATATATCACCTATATAATCATTACTTTTATTTGGAACATAATTGACTTTAGTACGTTCATCTTGTTGTAATGGTAGTGTATTTTGAGGAATATCTCTAGAAGGTAATACGGTTGCTCCTACAGCAGATGCTTCTTTTAGTACACTATTTAATTCTGAACTATAATCAATTTGTTGAACCGCTTGATCAATTGTCCGTTCAGCATTTAATTGTTGACCATAATTTTCTATTTTTACATTTTGTGCATTATCTAAACTTTTCCCAATAGCTTCAACAGGTTGTTGAATTGGTTGAGAATTATTAGAATTTACAGGAAGTTGATCAATAGAAGTTGTTCCCGAAGACGTCATAATATATTTATTTTTCATTAAATATATTATCCTATTACGCATAAATTTATTTAATATCTTGTTTATCTTCTATATCTACGGTTATTTGATTTGGAAAGTTACTACATGAAGTAGATTTTTCTACAAATTTATAGCACTTTTTATTATGACCAAATATTTTTCCTTTTATTTTATCTAAAGAAGGTGCTTTAAATACTAAACAATTTCTTGATTTACATGCTTCACGAAATATTGTAGCTAAACCAAATCCTAATAATATAGAAACTAAATATTTGCCTCGTTGACTATTTATAATTTCTTTAATATGAATTTTCATCTATATTATTATTATATAAAATAATTTTATTGGGAGGGGGAGACCCCCAAACCCCCCCATAAGAGTAAATTGGGGGGAGTTTAAGGGGTGTCTCTTTAGTTTAAGGGGGGGTTTAAGGGGGGGTTTAAGGGGTGTCCCCCTTAGTTTAAGGGGTGTCTCCTTATAAAAATTAATTTTGTACTGGTATATTATTAATTAATTCAGCGTTACTTGGACAAACCATTTCAGAAATTTCGAATTTGAAACAATTATCAGCCTTATCTTTAATATTTAATTTATCTATATTTTCAGGTGTTGGATATACATATATTACAGTAGAATCCTGACGATATAAATATACAAAGAATAATCCAAATGCCAAACTTATAATAAAAGCTTTAAAGTCAATAAACTTACCAATCATGCTTATATATATTTGATATTATTTTTTGAAAGATAAAATTATATTTTGAGTAGAATTAATTGGAATTTGTAATTGTGATTGTGTATATTGTTCTTGAATTAAATGATGGGTATCATCGTCTTCATTAAACTCTACCGTATTGTATACATATTTTAAATTTCTTATATTATATACTGTCTCATCTATTGTATTTGTATATAATTCAATCGCATTTTTTAGATAAACCGTATCGCCAGTTTCTTCAAAATTTTTAATTAATTCTTTGAAACTTTGAATAAGTACCAATAAATTATCATTTTTTACTTTAATTTCATTAATCTTTGTCATATTATTAACAATATTTACATATATTTCATTTATTCTTTGGTATTTTTTGACTTCATCTATTAATTCTTGTTTAAGTTTATTAAAATCTGCTAATGTAGTACTTTCGCTAGAATATCCAAATAAAAAATTTAGTTTACTGCTAATAGTATTTATTTTGTTTTTACCAATTATGTCATATAATTCAGTTATTTGATCCTGTATATTTGAATATCTGGCTTTTTGTAATTGAATATCTAATTTACATGGTTGTTGCAGATGTCCACATTTTGCTGACAATAAATTACCGTCTTGTTTAAAATTCGTTCCTCCTTCTTTACCACAATTAACACAATTTTTTTTTAAATTCTTAAATCTTTCATGTTTTTCTTTATTTGTTAAATTTATATTGTTTGATAGTTTTGTAACCTCTTTTTCAATTTGTTTGTCATATTTTTGTTTTAATTTATAATAATCACTAAATGCTTGATTAAATTTTGTTAAACTTGCTTCTGTAGTCATTATATTATAATATAGTATATAAATTTAATATAAGATATTATCTTATAATATAGTTAAAGTTAAATGGGTTGATCCCCAATTTATTTACATGATAGGTAAATTAGTAATAAGCTGTTGATTTTCTTTTTGTTTATCATACGCATATTGGTTGAGTTTTTGAAATAAATATGCCTTTTCTTTTTCTGCTTTAGACTTTTGTTCTTGGGGTGTAAGTTTACCTTTATATTTATACAATAATAATCCACCAAATAATAAAATAAAAAGTAATAGAAGTGCTATATTAACAAATATCGTGATGTATTTGTTTTTAAAATCCCGTGCCTCTTTTAATGAATGTTTTACAAAATATTGGGTATTAAATTCTGTTAATGATGGTTTTGTAATTTCCATTAATAAATAAATTTATTAAAATTTTAATAAATAAATTTTAATAAATAAATTTTAATAAATTTTAATAAATAAATTTTAATAAATAAATTTATTTATAAATAATAACTATAATGGCAAATAATCCACCGAATCCTTTTCTCTCAATTGTAGTATTCCTAATTTTAACAGTAGCATATTTTGTTGGAAAATATTTTTTACAAGCTACAAAAATGAGTCCCACATACATTGCTGGTCTTCTTGGTATTTATATAGGTAGTCTAATTCTTTCAGAATTAGTAATTAATGTTACGTTAACAAATGCATTATGTGGATCAAATCAGTGGTATACAGCGTTTTTAGTAACAGCAGTACCTTGGATTTTAATATTTGGTCTTTTAAACATTCTATTAATGGTATTTCCTGGATGGTTAATTCCTTTTTCAAACACTATTGGTTATGGTGTTACACGATTAGCAGGATTAAATAGTTTACTAGATAAAATTCTGAAACCGGAAGATGTTACTAGTGATAAACAATTAACAAAGGCTTTAGCAGATATTTATAGTGATCGTTCACTTTTAATTAATCAAGTCGGTATTAATAATTTTGACAATTTTTGGAATTCATTAAAAAAAGGTAATTTATTACAAAGTGGTGCTGCCAATTTAAAAAATGAATTACTAAACTTTGTATATTTAAAAACTATTATTGCTGAATTTATGTGGTTTCTACTAACTGGATTATTAACTACATCAGCATCTTATAATTTTATTATAAGTACAGCATGCAGTCATTCGGTTAAAGACATGAAAGCAAAGCATAATGAATATCAAGAACATATAGACAATGAAGATATGGCAACAAAAACAGCACCTTCGGAGAGAGTATATAGTTCGTTCGAATAAATTGGGGGAGACCCCCAAACCCCCCAATATTTGACTATATGGGTGGATTTGTTGGGTGGATTTGTTGGGTGTTTGGGTCAGGTGTTTGGGTGTCTTCCCCAATGAGGGGGTTTGGTTGTGGAGAGGGTGGTAGAGCGGGTTGTGGGTTTGGTTGTGGGGGGTTTGGGGGTCTCCACCAATGTGGTTACCCCCTTAAGTAATGTAATACTAATAGATATGATATAATTGCTAATACAATAACAAATAACCATATAGGTAAAATAGTACAATTACTTTTACCCAATCCAAATGTTCTTAAAGAACCATCTTTTGCATATAAAAAATGTGGTTTTAAATAAGCAAAAATAATAAATATTACTAAAAATATTATTATTGATGTATTAATACTATTATTTTTTATAAATGTTTTGTACATTATATAATATATAGTTTATAATATTATAAAATATAATATAAAATATAATTTATAATATATTTTAATGCCGTATAACATCGGTGATTTTATTATAACAAATGAATCATCACATCCAGCTTTAATTATTAGTAAAAATATAGCAGAACCACCAAATTTTCTTATTTCTATTACAGAATATAACGGAGATTATAAGTGGATATTTGCCAATAATATTATTAAATTATCACATTTAAATTCAGAAGAAAAATTAAGTGTATTAGCAAATTTTGGAGATTGGTTTTATGATCAACATAAATTAATTTATCAAGAATTAATTATAGAAATATTGCAGTCTAAAGTAATCTGGGGCGAAATCATTACAAAACTTGAACAATTAAATTGTATAAAGGTGTAAACCATCTACTTAATAACCGTCTTCATCCGAAAGTTCACCATAATCTTCATCATTTGGATAATCATTTGGATAATCAGATAATGCGTTTACTTCTTTATCTATTGTATCATCTAATGCATTTTGTTCGTCATACTCCAAACTATATATATCTTTATTCATATCAGTAATAGCACTATTTTGTCCTAATTTATTATCTTTTATAATTTGTTGTTCTTGAGCATCTCTTTCTTCATCATATGTTTCTTGTACATATTGTGTTAGTCCTTTTTGTAAACCTTTGCTCCATTTTTCTAGTTTTTGATTTTTAAATATATTTTCTATTTCTCTCTCTTCATCTGTTAAATTTTTAAGATAATCAGTAATATTATCCTTCTCTTTTTCTTTAGATCTTAAAATTTTGTCCATTATACTTTCATAATTATAATCTATTGTATCTTTGTGACCACACAATATATCCATAATAGAAACCAAATAACTAGACAATTTACTAGGGGGGACAATTTCTTCGCTAGTAAACCGTTCTGTTTCCTCTGTTTCCTCTGTTTCCTCTTCGTTAGTACTTCCCAAAGTTAGGTTATTGTTTACTTTCCTGGATCCTAACTCATTACCTTGACCAAGTGTAATATACGTATCTATTATTGTCAAAAAATAGTATTTAAATAATAAAATAGATAATCGTCTATCAAATATAGAAGTAACTTCTTGATCCCCAGATGCAACTGCAGCAAAAAATGGAGTATTTATTGCCAATAATTGTATATTTTTACAAACAGTTTGAATTTTATTTAGAATATTAGTGAATTCACTGTCTCCATAAAATTGTTTAAGCTTTAAATAATATTTATTTACAATTTCTTTTAGATCTAATACATGTCGCTGTGATAATTTCCAATGTTTAGGAATATTTATACTAGAATAATTCACTTTATTCAAAATTATATTTGGAAATATATCTACAATATTGTTAATACAATTTTTTATAAAATTTATAATTTTATAAACGGTTTCGTCTTTACTATTAATATAAATATTATCGCCACTTTCAATAAATGTTGTAATGTTTTCAAGACAATTTATAAAATTTTTAAATTTTCCCTTTGATAATTTAGAATGGATTTTAATAAATTCCATAATGCGTTTCATAATTGCTTCATTTGATAATGCCAAGTAGTTTCTTAAATCTCGTGCTTCATCTGTTTGTTCAATAGAATATCTATCTAATAACGTTTTGAATTTATTAACAAAAATTTCCGGTAATACTTGATTTTCAGTTAATTCAACATTTTGTAATATATCCCGTAATATTTGGACTGAATTTGGTAATGTAATATCCAGATTTAAATGTATACTATTTTTCAGATTTACAATAGTTAGTAATTTTTGCAACAGTTCTTCGTCATAATTTATACCGTCTTCTTTTAATTTTTCGATTTGTTTATCTACAGATTCTTGTATATATATATCTTCCGGGTTTTTCATACAAACAGCGCGAATTTGATCATCCAGTATAATAGATTTATTATTACAAAATACAATAAAAGCCCGATAAATGGTATCTGTAGAAAAGTGAAGCCCTAATTCTGGATATTTATATTTTGTATCTTTTGGATCAAAATATAGAGGTGCTGTTGAGAGACTATTTATGTCATATAATATATTATCTAAATCTGCTACTATATTATTATTAATAATAATAGTGTTATCTGCTTCAACAAAAAAATTATGGATATCAGTAGACCTATCATCACAACAAGCATTTTCTAAGAATGGTTCAGCTGAATTACTTGTTATTAATGGTGTTTTTTTATCAATAATTTTTTGTATTTTTTCTTGAATTGAGAGACCATATAATATAATCTTTGATTTAATACTTAATATTTGTTCTTGTTGAAAATATGATCCCGACTTTATATTTTCTAATAAACTATTCTTAAATGTATCCGATATATTGGAAAGATTTGTTATATTAAAGTCTGATAATGGCGGATAGAAATTGCGTAATTTCTCAGTATCATATTCTAATAATAATTCATCATGCACCTCTACTTTCAAATATTCATGTTTTTCATTAAATCGTTCGATTATACCTTGATTACCTAATACATATTTTTCAATAATTGATTGTATATGTTTAGCAATTTGAGATTCATTCATCTTTTTAATAGAACTCCATGGTTGTACACCACTTTTAATTTTATTTGCAACACATGAAACATATATTAATGCTGATTTTTCAGATCCCTGTAATGGATAACCCATAAACGACTTTATACATCCTGGAAATGTTTTACGAGATTTAATATTTGGTATACTGACTTGAATACCGACCAATATAAATGCAAATGTTATAATTAAATATGCTATATC